ATGTTTGCTCTTGTGCTTACACCTTCTGCTTCAAGCAATTCAGTTACAATACTAATGTTGTTGTCCAATTGCAAAGTCTTGATCAATTCAATTGTTTGATCGACTTGGTTGATGTCGTTGCTTGCCAACCCATCAGTTAAATTTTTTATTTCATTTTGATCAACCAGTGGTATTAATTCTACAGGCACGCCTAATTTATTTGCTGTTTCAATTCTTCTCTTTTTTAAATCTTCGTGCGTGGTATCTGTGATGTTGTCAAAATCAATGATGCCATCTTTTTCTAAAACTTTATAAGGATTTGAATTTCCAATTACATTTTTAAGTGTTTCTTTTCTTTCTTCTATTGTGTTTAATGCTGTGTTGATTGCTAAAACTTTTAAACCTGATTCAGTTGATGCATCTTCTTTCAATAAAGACAGTTGTACTTTTAACAAATCTTCCTGTGATGTTAATTCATCAATTGACATTGTTTTGTGATTTTTTGTATACAACTGTACAAGTTCGCCTTGCTTGTGTGCATTTAAAACACTTTCAATAGTTTCTTCGTCCCAAAAATTTTCTTCTGCCATTGCGTAGATACTTGCAATAGGTACTGCTTCACCAATTGGAACATCATCATTTAATGCTTCTGTGATAGAGTTTGTTATTCTTTCTTTTGCAACTATTGATTCACTTTCTCTTGATTGAACCATTTCTCTAAATTCAGCATTTAGATCACTAACTATGCCAGTTAAAACTTTGTCAGAAATTGTTGTCGGTATTTCAAATTGTGGTAATGCCGCTTTGATTTCATCACCGTATGTTTCTTTTAATTCTTTTAAAAATTGTTTGTGGCCTTTGTTTTCAAGCATTTTTATAAATGCTTCTTTGTCTGCATTTGGAGTGGCTTTGAACGCCGCCATTATTTCAGCATTCAATATAACACCAAACAAACTGTCAGTGTATACACTTAAAGTATCAACATCAATTTTCTTTTGTTTGTTGTATAAACTGTCAAGTATTGTTGTTGCTTCAGCAACCAATGTTTCAACATTGTCCCCACCTGATAAAATTGCTTCTTCAATATTATTTGTTATTGTAGTAATTCTATCAGTTTGTATTTTTAATTCTTCTTGTTGTACTCTTACAAATTGGTTTGTGCCAATTTGTCTATTAAATTTTGCAGATGTGCTATCAAAATCTATAGTCATTGCTTGTTGTAAACTTGATGGCGTGTCTGCTAATAGATCATTTCTTATTTTGTCTTTGCCTTTGTTGTATGCTTCAAGGTCATATTGATTTTCGTTGTATAATGTTTGCAACGATGATTCATATTCAGTTTTCTTTTTAGCAACAAAACTTGCTCTTGCACCTTCTTTGTATGCTTCACCTCTAATAGTGTTTGGTTTTGCTTCTGCTTGTTTTATTGTTGTTGTGCCTGCTTCCATTTCTTGGAAACCTGATTCTTTACCTTCTGTGGCCGCAACTTTGTCTAAATGGTTTTGTGCTAGATTATTAACACCTTGTAATAAAGGTATAGTTGCATCTTTTAATTGTGGTGCTCTAAACCCTGATCTTACTGTTGTTTTTGATTTATATGTAGGTATTTTTGCCATATTATCCTCTCATCGCCCATCTAGTTCCATAATCTAATAATGTTGCTGTTGCTTGTTGTTTTCCATATGCTCTTAAGTTTTTCGCTTTGATCATTCCGCTGTAAACTTTGCCTTGCGTTTCAAACGCATCTGCAAAATCTTCATACGCAAATTCTTGTGCAGTATCACTCATCACATCCACTGGTGTTCCTTTTAATGGATCCACACCTGACGCACTAAACAATGCTAATTGTTGACCAACTGCTGATCTCATTCTTCTTTTTCTTTCAGATGATCTTAACATAGCCGCTTGTTCCATATTCTTAACTTCATATTCTGTTAAAGTGGCTTGTTGGTTTGCAAGTGCCATTTGTTGTGCCGCCATAGCCGCAGTTGAACCTGCCGCGATAAATGGTGCCGCAATACTAACTGCTGTTAAAACAGGTTGCATAGCAGTATAAATGCTACCCAATGTGCCTAACAATGTGCTAGTAGTAGAGGCCGCGGCTAAACTTGCTCCGCCTGCCGCTCCTGATGCCAAAAATCCTGTTGTTGCCGCTGGTGCCAAGAATGCCATTGATTAGTAGCCTCCTATATTATTATTCAACAAGTTAGATCCAGTAGTTTGTGCAGTCGCTTCTTTTGTTACGCCAACTCCTAGTGCTTCACCTCTTCTTGTAACTAAACTTTTTCTGCCTGATCTTCTTTTTGTGTTTAAAAGACTTGTGTCTCTGCTTTCACTACCAATCTCATTAGATTGTGATCTTGTTTTTCCAACCTTGTATGCTCTTCTGCTTTTTGGTCTTGGATTAGGCATTGGTGTAGGCAATGGTTTAATTGGACTTGGTGGTGGTGGTGGTGGATAACCTTTTGTGTATGCAACCGGACCTTCATATTCATATGAATCTTCTTCAATAATATTAAAGTCTTTGTCCCACACAATTTTATTATAGATTTTCATTTTTAACTCTCCAATGTTAGTGGAACTTTGTATTCCACCGTTGCACCCAATATGGTTGCAGGCAATGGAAGTGTACAGTTTGCTGTGACTGTAAGATCAACACCAGTTCCACTTAAGAAAACTAATTTTGTTCCACTAAAACTAGTTGGTGATGCACTTACAGTAGTGTTATTTAATGTCTGAAAGGTCACATCGTATCCGTCAAATGTTAATGCTTGAGTATTTTGCAAAATAATATCTGCTCTTTTCTTTGTGACCTGCTCACCTCTCTGTGAGTATTGATTTTGTATTATCACAGTTGCTGGTAATGTTTCAATATTACTTTCATAGTGCAACCCTGCTGAAACATTTGTAAATGTTCCACTCAATGTTCCTACACCTGATCCATTCAATGTAATGTTTGCGTGGACCGATCCATCAGTTAATACTCGTACTGATTCATTAGATAAATGATCCAATGTTATTGATGTTTGTGGTGTGCTTGTTTCAGCAAGATAACTGTCCATATAGAAATCTGAGTCTTCCATTTTTTCTAGATAGATCTGTGCAGTCGAATCCACTGTTCTTTCTACTAAGGCGTATAATGCATTGTCTACTTCACAAACTTTTTTAAAGTTTCCGTCTGTTGTAAATCTTGACCAACCCAACACATCTTTTTCAACATTAACTGACATACAACCCAAATTGCCTGAACTGTTAACAACAAACACATAGTTTGAGTTTGTGTCTGCAAATGATCTAACAGCCGCTATGTCTATAGGGTTATCTAAAATGTGATGTGATACAAGTGTGTAATTTTTTGCTGTGTATCCGTCTGTGTTGTAGTTGTAACTGAATGCTCTCAATTCAGTGTTGTTGGATAAGAACATTGCCTCTGTGTCAACCATAACTGGTTTGTGGCCGTTGTTCATTATTCCGTAATTTGTTTGTCTATTGATTGAAACTGATGTAGGTGTTACCGGTGATCCTTCCATCAACCATTCACCTGAACTTGCAAAAATATATAATTGTTGTGTTGATACCAAATGATATATTATTGAAACTTCATCCGAAGCAATAGTAAAACTAAATCCAGCATCATCTGTAACTTGTCCTAAGATGTGTTCTTCAGTTGATATAGTTGAGTTACCACCTGTTGTCGTTGTAGTTTTTTCTATCTCAACAACTTTTGTTGTGGGTTTAAAATTGTAGAATGATCCTGACTGTGATCCAAATATAGTTTGTGGATTGTCTCTGCTTCCGCCAAACACTAATCTATTCTGGTGGAATGAAACTGATCTAGGCCAACCACCACCGTATGTTGATGATAGATTTGAAAATGCATCTATCTCCCAAGCATCATTTTCTACATTGTCATCATTGACCATTTCTTCTTCTACTGTGCAATAAGCCACTGTGTCAGAATCTACTTGATGTATCTTTGCAGTTCCACCATTTAATGAAATGTGTTGATTGATGTGTCCTGTTGGCCAATTGCCTGCTGTCCAATCATAACTTCCACTAGTGATTGTTAATTTAACATTTGCACCAAATGAAACATTTGGATTACCGTTTGAGTGATTGGCTACTGCATCAACTTGTATGTTTGAATCAAAAGAGTGATTCACAAGTGGTACATAATCAAAATCTAAATTTCTTGCAGTCCAAGCCGTGTGACTTGCACCTCTGACCAATTTAACTGGTCTAAAATCTTTGTGTACGATCAATAATGTGTCAAGCGTTTGTGCATATCTAATTTCTGGAAGTGTTGTTGCGTCCCAAGGACAAACATTTGAACTTGCACCATCTGTCACTGTTGCTTGATATAGATCTGATTTGTAGATGTGTACTTTGTTTGGTTCAAAAACTAAAACATATTCTTGTTCGTTACCATAGTTGAAAGGAATCAATCTTGAACTTGCGTGGAATCCATTGTCACCCGCACCCACAGTTTCTGGATGGTCATCAACAAATTTAAATCCTGGTCTTCTTTTTATTCCACCCTGTGGTAGTATTAAAAAATTATTGCAAGTTCTTAATCCTGCTTTGTAGATATTGGTGTCTGCTCTGGCCTCCATATATGGCCCAACTTCACCTTTTGTAAATAGAAATTGAGTTTGCTTTAGAACACTCATTTATTGTCCTCTTTAACTTCGTTTAACATTAAACTGACCTTGATGTGCTTCAATTAAACTTCCTCTTCCTATAATTGATTGTGGTGGATTTTCTTGTCCGTCCGCCACCCTTGCTCTTTTCAGTTTATCTAAAAATTCTCTGTATACTCTTTCTTGTGTTGAACCTTGACCTGTAAGTGCTTCCGCACATTCATAGGCCAATTTTGCAACCAAGCATTCTGTGAAGAACGCAGGAAATTCATCTTCATCTTGCAACTCAATGTATTGTAAAATTGCACCTGAAAATGTTGTATAAATTTTGTTGTTTTCTACACTATAATCATTGTACTGTTGTCCATCAGTGTTCATTACACCCAATATCCTAACTGTGTTTGCAGGCAGGCTGTAAACTGCTGTGTAATTTGGATCAGTGATTGTTTGATTAAGTTGTGATAATGTAGTTTTCTTAATAGCAAAATTCCATTGTGCATAGTTAAACAATGATTCTTTTACTGTGTCGTATAAGTTTGAAACAACCTGTGCTTCTCTTGTGTTAGCAGAAAAGTCCGTTACTGGACTTCCGCCTATTCTCAACATTGCCATTGTTGCTATTTTTTCTTTGGTCATTGCCATTGTGTGTATCCTTTAATTGTATTTATAAAAAAAGGGCGATATGCCTAAACAAACCGCCCTCTTAGATTGTATCTAATCCCTAAGGATTAGTCTGCATAATAAAATTATACAGTTACAAATTGATTACTCACCTATATCTAGTTGAACTAGTGCATTTGAATCAATAACCGCACAACCTTGTGTGAACTCTGCAGTCACCAAGTGTGCAACTTTTTGTGCAACATAGTCAAATCTAGATGTAAGACCTTTACCAATAGCACAACCGATTGCATTAGAATCATAGGCATAACACGCTCTTGATGAACTTGCGCCTGTGTTTGTTAATGCATTAGAAACAATTACATTGAAACCCATTACATTTGGTATAAAACCAGTCTGTAAACCTTGAGTAGCAACATAGTCAGATGATACTAATGTAGTATCACTTAACATATCTGTAAGTGCTTTTGGAGAGATTACTAAGAATCTGTTACCAGTTGGTACATCTTGTAAGTTTAGAGCCTCTGCCGCCTCGACAAGTTTTGCTTTTGTCAAACCAGTTGAAGTTCCGTCTACAGTCGCACCTGGTGTAGCCGCGTCTAAAACAGAAACGATCTCGTTGTCGTATGCTCTGTTTAATGCCGCAGAAATCGCCATTTGGTATGATTTTCTGTAATCTATGTTTGTTCTTAATTGATCGATGTCCTCAATGTACTCACCCGTTACGAATGAATTCATAGTCGCAGTTACTACTGCGTGGTCGGCACCGTCGCCTGTGTATGAAGCACCATCTGTTGGAGCCGTGAAGCCTGATGGTGATGCACCTGCTGATGACATTGGTACTAGATCAGCATTTCTAGTTTTGTTTTTAATGTATCCACCTTTACCTAGTGTGTGAAATTTATATGTTGAACCTACAACACCTCTTACAGTTCTTACTGAACCTTGTAATTTTGATGCTGATTGTTGACTCAACATAGTAACATCATCACTCCACATAGTTGTAAATGCTTGTGATACTGTTCCGCCTACTGCCATTGTATTTCCTCCTGAAAGTAGTTTGTTGGTTTATAAATTAAATCGCTCGAAATTATTGAAGTGTTGTCAGGGCCTTGTGTGGTTGTCCTTAAGACATTTCAGTTTGCAAACTTGTGAATTAAGCATTCACCCACTGTTAGAATTCACCAACTTAGACAGGCTTAAAATAAGTTATCCGTCGTAGATATTTATGTGCGTGTGTGCGTAAAATTAAAATTTTACTATTGTGGGGAAGCCGTTAGGCCCAAAAAATATTTTACAGTCCGTTATCTGTATTTTTTTATTTTTTTGGCTTTGTACTTTTTTGTCTTTGCTTTTTTTGGCTTCTTTGCCTTGTAACTTTTGTATCTCATATAAATATTTATCAAGTAGGGAGACAACAAGCAGTGAAATATTCACAAAAGCAGATTGACCACTTCTGGTCGCGTATAAAAATTAGCACTAAAAATCGATGTTGGCCCAGCACACACACTCCCACATCCTCCCGGGGACAATGCTTCATTGGTGGCAAGCACTGGTTGGCACACCGTTTCGCAGTTTGGATAACCCGTCCCGAGGATAGGCGCAAACTGAAACAGGGTGATCCAGTGTTGCACGACTGTGACAATCCCCGTTGCTGTAACCCCCGACACCTAAGGGTAGCCACACAGAAAGAAAATGTGCGTGATATGATCAAGCGTGGTCGTTGGAAGTGGAACACCCGCTAGAGCCTTTACCCGTACCTTTACCCTTCCCTTTTATAGGTTTAGATTTAATTTTATTTCGAGATTGTAGCGTCCGCTCTCTGAGTTGATCCATATACTGTCTGGTGAATTCTAGCAAACAGTTGCGTTCTGTCATAGTAGAGTGAGTCCACCGTTGTCTCATCTTATGCGTTATAAGAAGTTAAGGAGACATTCGATATGGCACTATAGAATGTAAAGCAGTGGACTCCACAAGTATTTATTGGTATGATACGATTTGGGATACGAAAGGTCCCCACGGTGACGCTGTTAGTAGTATGACAACGCTTGAAAAAGGAGCACCACCGTTGAGAACCTTACAAGCACTATTTAAGGCGCAGGGTGGAGAAAGGTGGAGAAAGGTGGTCCACTTTAAGCAAAATTGGGTGTAAGAAAAATTCAGGTTGCCACACCTACCAAAAGTTGTAAAAAGTGGGGGCCTACCCTAGCCGTCGTATGGTTATTGCGTAATCACCCCAACCAAGGTACTATATGCTGTAGATCTATCGGAATATCAAAAACAATCTAGCACAGCACCACCTCAGGCTCAGATTGAGTTGGAAAAAGATTGCGAATCAGATTGACCACCGTTGTCCACTGCGGATCTACAGTAGGATTTCAAACTGTTTACCACAGTGGCTCACGGTGACCTACGGTGGATCAGATTGGGTTGGGTCTGGAATGGGCCATCATCTGGTTCTTTTATACGGTTGGCTGTCACTCGCTCACTCTGGCCGTACGATTGGCCGCTTAATAATACTACTAATCACATTACACCACCATAAGCCACAGTTCAGCCACAGTTCAACACCACTCTCACGGGTTCATCACTGCGGTTACAAAGGTGTAGCAAAGCACAGCATTATCACACAGATCATCACAGCACTAATTGTTGCTATTATAAAAGCATCTCGCATTATACTACTATTTACAGCATCAGACCACTTTAAACCACTTTAGACCACACGATCACTAACTACTATTACAACAACAACAAAAAGGAGCAAACAATGTTACAAACACATCAATTGATCGCGGAACTAATCAAATTAAGACAGCCGTATGATCAACATCAACACACTCAGGAATATCAGGTGTTATCTCGTGCTATTGAGGAGTTAAGCCACAGCACACAAATTTAACGGTTGACCACAACGCAGAATCGTGCTACAATCAACACAACATTAAACAAACAAACAAGGAGTATCAAAGATGACGACTAACAAGCAATTGATCATAGAATCATTCATCAAACAAGACAAAAAGCGATATCACCCTGACTTACACTCAGCGGTTGAGCAATTATATGCTGACTGCGATGTGGCGGAGTCAAATGGTATGATCACATTTACACCGCACAACTTCATATCTAAAGAGGCCACAGATCGCTTCCGTGGAGCGAGGGAAAGGTTCAAACAGCGTAA